AGATGGTCTCCTATGGCTCGTATGACAGCTTCAATGGGAGCGGCTCAAGGTCGTAATATGCTTGGTCCAGCTGTTGTAAATAAAGCTGTGATAATGGCGGCTTATGCTGAGATACAAGCTCGACCTAATAAGAATTATACCTATACCTATGAAGATTATCAAGGTAACAAGAGGTTAATCAAGATGTTCTTAAGAGATGACCCAGTAGATAGGAAGAGACAGAGAGAAATGGGTAAGGTTTCTATCCATTTACCTGCTGACCCTATGGATGAGGGTGGCTTAAAAGATATGAATTCATTCTTCAGCTTGATGGCTGATGCTCATTTTAAATATGTTGATGTTACTAATCCTAAGAGTCATACTAAGTTATCATCTGACCCTAAATCAAGGGAGTGGATGGGTGAACATGGTGCTAAACGAGCTGGTTTACAACAGCATTTCTCTAAGATAAATCAAGTATTATATGGTAGGAACTGGGCAGAAGAAAGAAGATGGACTCCCGGTGAGATACATAGTGTACTTAATAGTTCTTATGATGCACTACATCATGGAGAAGTTAAGGGTGGACTCTTTAAAAATTTAGCTGATGTATTTCATGGTCTTGATTGGACAGAAGGAATCTTTCATAGGATAGATGAGCCAAAGTTAAGACAACTCTATAAAGATTTCCATAAAGAGTGGGAAGATAACAGAGAACTACAAGAGATACTACAGAGAACAGGTAAGTCTGTTTGGGATGATAGAACTCAAAAGTTTAACAAGTTATTAGAATTTGTTATGACAAGGAAGCTACATGATGAGAGAATCCTTGCTAGTTATCTAACACATAGCAAGTCTAATGAAAAATTACTAGAGGCTTTTCCTGAGTATCATCATGAAGGTTATAACCCTAAAAGTATTAGACAACGTGAAAGAATACTTAGGCAGATGGTACATAAGGCTGAAGATTTCATCGTTAATGACCTTAGTGACATGGCTTCAATGAGATTTATAAGAAAATTTATTGAGCCTATTATTGCAAGAGAGAATCCTGCTGGTGAAGTAATTTCTAAAGAAAAGATTATTCTTGGTCTTCATCATAGAGCAGAGGAGATAAAGAAGCAGTCTTATTTTAGGGGCATAGACAGGAGGAATGAGAATACTTTACAGGGTAATGAGTTTGAATTAACCACAGCTCAGCGTGAGTTTTTTAAACTGATGGGGTTAGAAAGAGAAGTAGAAGAAAGAGACTCTGCTATGCTTGACCAGTTTCAGATTGATGCTAAGATAATGACTCTTAAAAAGAACATGACTGACCCAGAGAAGAGATTGTTTGATGCATTCATGCTTGGTACTCTTAGAAAAGGTACTCAGGTAGAGGTTAATAAGGCTATTGAGAAAGCTGAGTCAGAATATACATCTGAAGAGAAGTTTCCACCACAAGTTGTAGAAGGCATTGAACTTTTAAGGCAAGAAGGGGCTAAAACATCCCTTTCTAACTTAGGTTTTGTCTCAAGTTCTGTTTCTACTGGTATGAAAAAGGCATTTTGGAAGGAATATGAGGCTCTTTTCGACAAATCTGTTAACTTTTTTACTAAATCAGAAGAACAAGTGTTCAAGAATGACGCTAAAAAGGGAGAAAAAGAGATTTCTAAGGAGGAACCTACCTCTATTCTTGATAAAGATGGCAAAATTATAAAGGGAACTGCCCTTGAAGATGCTACTTTTGACACAGAAACGCAGAAATATCTTGAAGAAGCCCATCCTTTTAATGGTATTCTCGCATCAAGGTCTGTAAAAGGACCTAAGTTTAAGCTTAAAGGTGAGGCTATGGAGATAGTTCTCTCCTTACAAGAGCATTTTCGTAACAAATTCAACAATATGACTGGTCGTAATATGAATGAGCTTGTTAGAAAGATGTTTAATAAGAATATAAATGATATGAATTTAGATGACTGGCGCACTATGGATAACATACTTTCAGAGATTGATGGTGGTCAATGGTGGAGAAAGACTATGAAGTATGTTGATGACAACGAATACTTACCATCTATGACAGCATTCCACCATCATCTCTTTCCAGAGGCTACTAATAAAGATATGATGAGGAAAGAAATCATGCTGGTAGCTAAGCGTGGTATTTATAAGGATAAGCATGGGAATGTCCTTACTGGTAATACCGCAGAGCCTACTCAGATGGGTGAGATACTACAGCAGTTCATTAATATGAATAAAGAGTGGGCTACGGGTGTACACGAGCAAAGAAAGAATCAAATCAGTAATGAACTGAGTCCTTATTTAGAATCTATTGCAGAGGGACCAATGTTCTGGAGACTAGCTGTACGAAAGATGGAAAGTGGTATGGTCTGGCACCTTAAAGAGAAGTTTGGAAACGATGTTACTTGGGGTATAATCAAGGAAGCTTACGAAAAACCTTGGACAGATATACAAAAGAAACATAACTGGAAAGAATTACAGGAACAAACATTTACTATTACGACTAAAGAAGGCTCTAAAAATATGAGTGGTCGGGAAATAGTTGAGAAGATTACTGATAAGATAGAGGAGTGGAACAAGAAGAATCATGAGCTCATCCGTGGTAATGAAGAGGTCATAGATAGTTATCTTAGTATGATTGGTAGAAGTTATCATTCAGATTCTAAATCGAGAAAGGTTTGGAAGAAAGCTGATAACTTTATTAACGATAAAGAAAACCATCCTAACTTTAGAGTTGAAGATAAGAATGAGGAGAAATACCTTAATGAAGTATTCCAGAAGACATTTTGGTGGGGTATAAGTGGTAAGAAAACTGAAGCAGAGATAAAAAAAGCTCAGCAAAATTACCAAGGATTATTCAATCAGTATCGTCAAGAGAAATACATAGCTAATATTCGTGGGTTAGCCGCAGTCCTTGACTATCGTAATCAATTGAAGTTTTCTGAAGGTAAAGAGAATATGCAAGACTCACGAAGAAAGATGATGAATAAATTATTCAAAGACATCCTTGATTCTAATGAAAAAGGTGAACCTTTTCACACCAAGTTGGGTATTGATGGTCTTCGTATTATATCAAGAGAAATTATGCTGTCTCAGATTCCAGACCCCAAGGACAGAGAGGCAATAGCAAACTCTATGGGTGTACATACTACTGGTCAATACCCATCAAGGATTTACTTCCCTCACTTGATGTTTGATAGAAAGATAGCTCAGGGTCAGATGGAGAGAGCAATGGAACTCATTATGGCAGACCCTAATAAAGATGTTCAAGAGAAGAATAGAGAAATGGATAGACTTCTCTTCCATACTAGACAGTTGACTGGTGATTGGGTTCCAAACAATGATGTCTCAGATAAATGGAATGCTCTGAATGATGGCTTGCAACGTATAGGTGAGAAGAGACAGAATAGATTACCCCAAGAACATATGAATTGGTTCAAGACTCATAAGCGTGCAGGTAATCAGTACACAAGAAACTCTCACATTCCCGGTTGGAACATTGAGTTTGAAGCTTACGTCCAGTACATGAAGAATCTTACTGATGTGCACTATCAATTAATAAGTCAGTTAATGTCTCGTGCTTCTATGATAAGATGGAATCAAAGAATGGCTGAAAGATTTGAACATCCAGACACTAAAAAAGTAAAGAAAGAAGACCAGCAGTTAATAAACAGATGGAATAACTTCTTTAATTTATATATATCTCAGTCTATGGGACTACCTACTCAGATACCTGAACACATACTTGCTGACCCCGGTATGAAAATCAAGGGTACTCCTTATGCTTGGTTTGCTGATAGTGAAGTCAAGAAACGTATGAATAAGATAGCAAAAAAACTTGGTCTGGATAAGAATTTAATCAAAGAGAAGTTTCCTGAGGTTGCTGAAGAATTCCCAGAGATGGCAGAGAAGTTTGACTTTGCAGACTTACAGAGATGGAGTGCGTTAGAAGCTAAGTATGAATTAGCGGCTTTGCTTGCTCACCCTAAGTCATCTGTGACTAACTTGTTTGGTGGTACAGTTAACACATTAATATCTACTGGCTGGACACACTTTAAGAATGCTCGTAACGTAGAGTTTCTCCAGAAGAATGTTAATCCTAAGTTCACTAAGAGACAGGACTGGGAGGACTGGGTTATCAAGCTTGGTGTTGTAGAAGAATTCTTACTTTATGAAGCAGGAATCAATCCAAAATTTAAGAGTGGCAAGTGGAAGAACTTCTTTGAAGATGCTTTCGCTAAGTTAAACAAGGACCCTAACATGGCTGATGCGACAATGACTTCCCTCGCAAAGTCCCACGGGATTACTGAGTCTGTCTTTAATAAAGCGGCTTGGTTCATGAGACGTCCAGAAAGAACCTTGAGGCGTGATGCTTTCTTGGCTCATTATTTACAAGCGAGGGAAAAATTCGGTGGAGCTTTTCAGAAGTTTGATAATCCTATACTAATACAGATGGCTAAGAAGGGTGTTAAAGGTACACAATTCCTTTACTCTGCTCCTTTTAGACCACCTTTCTCAGCGAGTGCGGCTGGTAAAGTGTTCACAAGATTCCAGACTTGGGCTTGGAACTCTGTAAGATTTAGAAGAGAGATTATAGAGGACGCTAATGCTCGAGGTTGGAGAGAGGGTTCCGTTGAATTTGATAGATTTAAAAGGATGGCTACTGCTGACCTATTTATGATGGGAATGGCTAATCTATTTCTATACTCTATCTTTGATAATGCTCTTCCAGCTCCTTGGAATTGGCTACAGGATACAGCTGACTCATTGTTTGGTGATGAACAAGAGAGAGAAAGAGCATTCTTTGGTCATCCACTTGGTCCTGCTCAGATAATTACTCCACCTGTTATGCGTTTATTCCCAGAATTATTCAAGGCAATGATTGAAGATGATTATACTAAGCTTGCTGGATATACTATCCCAAGCTACTTCCCCTTTGGTAGGATGGGAAGAGATGTCTTTGGACCGGGTGGTTTATATGAAAATCCCTATAGAGGGATAGAAAAAGTTACTGGTTTCCCTTATATGCAGGGAGCAAGAGAGTTTGGTAAGTATCGTGATGAGTCTAAGCATTATCCTAAAGGTTTATTAGAGTTGATT